CTTTTGGTGTAGGAACTGAAACCTGTTTGCCGAAAAGTATTTCTAATAAATTTGCGCCACCACCGGCTAATTTAGTTAGAAAATCTTTTGCGTGTCTAATCTCAGACGAACCTTTTGCAATAAACCCTTTTAATCTTGCCTCCTCGTCTCTAAATTCTTTTTCTTCAGGCAATAAACTGAATATGCTTTTTTCGCCGGGATTTAATTGCTGGAATCCTAATCTTTGCAATTTATTTAATTCCACTTTTGCCGAAACAATACCAGAAAGTATTCCCTCTATTTGCGGCAACAATGCTTTTATTTCAGCATTTTTAGCCAGTACAATTAAAGATTGTTTAAGAGAATCGGTAATTGCATCGTATGCCTTTTTCTCTTTATCAAGATTCGATAAGTAAGATGAATATGAATTAGTCAATTCATCAATTACTTGTTTCCTTGTACCTATTGAAATATTGGAATCTTTTAATGAATCGGCAAGTAGTTGAAACTTTAAACCCTCCTTTGAAACATTTTCAATAACCTCTTTTAATACCTTATTGTATTTATCGTATTCGGTAACAACCTCACGAATAGATTCTTTCGATTCATCAACTTTCTTCTTATTGCCAAATAATTTATCGCCAAATACAATTAATAAAGATGAAGCAATGGAAAGCGCAAACCCCAAACCGCCGGCACCAAGCAATGACGAACCCAATGCCTTTAAAGCGCCGCTGGTTGTACCTGTACTTGTTTTTAATCTCTGGAAACTTTCTAAAAGTGGATTTAAGTTATTCGCTATTCCTAAAAATCCAAAAGGCGCATCTTGAACTACACGTCCAAGGTTTATCATTGACTGAGTAGCCTGATTAGCCGTATTTGGCAATTTACCTAAAGCTGAAGTAGCTGCTGATGCAGACGAAGGTATCTTTCCTAAAAAAGAATCTAACCCTCTGCCAGGTGAAAAGATTGCATTTTGAGAGGCTTTAATTTTGTCAAAAGCAGCGGCCATACCAGCACCCAAACCAGCGAATGATTTATTTATTGAAGATGTGCCGCTAATCGCATCAGCAGCCATCTTATCTATACTGGCATTAATTCTTAAAGATGCTGCTGCAAATGTTTTAGCTAACCCTGCCGTAGAAATGTCAAGCGTGTCAATCTTCTTGTCAACGGCAGATAATTTTGCTTCTACGTTTGCAGTGTCTGCCGTTAATAATATCCCTAACCTTGCATCAGCCATTTCGTTTCTTTTTATTTCTTTCCAACTTCATTGCCATTCGCTCCGTCATTTCCACTCCTCCGTACTTAACCATTTTTAAACCTTTCTTATCCCCCGGAAGCGGCCATAACTTTTCAGGCTTAACATTCTTTCCCCCTACCATTGAACTGGCTATTATCATTGTCATCTTTCTCGAAATAGCCTGTTCGTAAACAAGTTTCTCATTCCATCCTTCACGAAGTAGAATGTAATCCGTGAAATCCATGTCGTAAAAAACAGAAGGAATAATCCCTATCTGCCCAAATGCCTCAGTCTTTAACTTGTGCCAGGTTAAAGCTGTTCCTTCGCCATCATTTGAGCTTCCTTTTCCCCCGCTTGTCCGTTACCTCCTAATAAAGATTCCTGTGCTACTTTAATCACTTCTGCACCCTGATCGAACGTCATGTCTTGTACAAGAGAATCCAATTCGGGAATATCAATACCATTACTCTTTAAACCAGCATACACACAAGCATAAATCAAGTCATACTGTTTTTTCGGATTGCCGATTGCATTCATAAACTCCAATGGGTCGCCCTGAATTATTTCTCCAATGTGTTTAAAAAACCCCATCGTACCAAACTTCAGTTCACGGTCTATCCCGCCGAGATTAATCGTTATTTTTTTAGTCATACTGCTGTTTTACGAACTTGTTCCGCTGAATGTTGGCGTAGCTGTCGGTTTGAATGTCCATGCAAACTTAACAACCTCTCCAGTAGCTGCTGTTAGTGTTGACTGAACAAACTTACCAGGCGCATAAATATGTATCTCCGTACCCTCTGCAATTGGTGTTCCATCTTCAGCAACATAAGCCTCATTCTCGATAAGAATTTCTAAGGCTGTTCTGGCTCTCTGCCAAGTAACAATATTACTCCAGGAAACTTCGCTGGCACCTGCATTCGCATTCGCCACTCCGTTACCGGTGTAATTACCTTTCATTTCTTTTGTGCCAACAGCGGGGCCGCATTTTGTGTCTGTTTCTGTTACGTCATTTGTATGTTCGAAAGTTTCATCAACTTCGCACACCAACTCTTTCCATGTTGTGTCGCCCGCTTCTCTGATTTGGACTTTTACGTCATTACCATCAATAGTTATCATAATTTTAAATTTGTGTAATTCTGTGAATAAATCTTGTTGTCTTACGATAGACTCTTTTAGTGCCATCGTCTTCCGTTAAGTAAGAACCACCTTCGGGAATTACATTCGTTATCTGTAATCCGTTCAAAGGAGGTAATGCACATTTACGGGTCGGGAACACTAATTCCCTTATTTGTTCATCTATGTTATCAACGATTGTTCTGTTAATTGATACATCGTGAAAGGTAATTATATCAATCACAATAACAGGTCGTGTAATAAAAGAATGTTTATTACTGTCATCGGTTTCGCTTTCTGCTCTGATTAATACATGATGATTCGTGTCGTTATTATCCGGGTCTTCGGGGTACACATTAACAGGAATAGAATTGTAGCTTAGATTACCGTTAAGCAAACTAAACCAAGACTCAATTAAAGGATTCATTACATTCTTAAACATCTTTCAAAACGTTTTCTACATTCTTAATAATCTCAGGTCTGAACTTATCCAACTGCTTAAAGAAAAAAGGGTGCGGCCTTATGCCATGCCTTATTATAGAAATTGCTATTGCGTGTGCAGTTTGCTCCAATCTTTGCTCATCCGAACTTCCACTCCCCAATTTTATCTTAATTGCTCTTTTAGTTTTAACACTGTACCTATTGGCAATTCCCTTTCTTATTACCCAATCCAATATCGCATTTAAAAAATCGAAATAATCACCACCGCCGCTTTTGCCTTTTAACTCCGCTGCAATTGATTCTAATCCTGCGGGTACACTGATTTTTCTTTTCGTCCCAAATTCTACATATCCACTGTACAAAGCATTCGAGAAAACTCTCCAATTACTCCCTACTGGCTCTTTCCCTATTCCACCTCTCAGTAAACCACCAGCCCCAAAGGGAGCATCATTAATCGCTGCTGCCCTTATCTTCTCTGCCCCTTGCCCAAGTTCAGCACTCACTTCTTTTTGAAGATTACTCTTTGACAATCTTTGTTTCAATTCCTTAAAACCATTCAAACTGACTTTTAGAGTTGCCATTAACTGAATGCTTTTGCCTGTACTGTAATGATCCGATAAAATCTTTTCTCGCCGTCTCTCCTGATTCCCTGGACTGTGTATTTATTCCCGTTATAAATTACTCTCGTATTCACATTCACCTGAACATCACTTTTAAAGCGAAACTTTATCTCAAAGAACTTATCAACTTGTGCCATATTATTCAAAACCGTTCTATCGCTTCTCGGATTAGAAAATTCACCCCAACCTTTATAAATTAGTTCTGAATTAGCAACAGGATTCCCATTTGTCCTTATTGGAGTTTCATCCAACAGCTTAAAAGGTCTTCGTGTTCCTATACTCAAAATATTACTGTTTTTCTTGACCACTTACTTGTAAGCTGAGAAGAAAATTCTTTTATATTTGAATCCTCGCCTCTGTTCTCATACATGTAAACAATCAATCGTAACAAATCTAATTTCATTGCCGGTGGAATTGTTTCGTAACCCGCCTCGTAAGTAATGGTCATATCTTTATAGCACGGACTGATTAAGTTTTTCCACATATTCCCGGTTGTTACATAGTCTGTTATTTCCACCCCTTCGCTATCGAGTAACGTAGTAACAGAAACAATAGGGCCGTAGGGAATTTCAATCCGCCCGCATAGATTAACCAAAACAGCTTCGAACGTTTTCCGGATAAGAGACAAACCACAACTTTCTTCAAAGTATTGCCTTGCTGCAGGTATCATAATTTCCAAAAGGCTATCATCGAAATCGTCATCGAAAGTAGATTCGCCGTCATCAACAAACCCGTCAAGTCTCATATAATTCTTAACCTCTGTTAACGAAACCGGTTCGGTAATTACTCCCGAATCATCTGTTACGTCTTCAACTGATATGACTGCATTATAATTCATGCTTACTTATATGAAATTGTTCACGTTCATTTTTAACAGGCCTTGAAACTACCTTTTTTTTAGGAGCCTTTCTTTTTACTTTCCTTACTGGTTTAATTTCTCTCTTTTCCATAAAAGAAGGGCGGCAGTTTATTACCGCCCTTTAAAATATACTAATTCAAATTATGCACTGTTACCCAAATCACGATAAATGATTGAATCTGCTCTCAGAAGATTAATCTCCTCAAAACATTCGATTCTCGCAGTGATAAGGTTCTTTTGGAAGTTGTCGTTATTCTCGTAAGAGAACTCAACTCTCAAAGATTCGCCTTCTACTCTTTCAACCATATCACGGTCAAAAATCATAACGTGGTCTGAATCTGCGAATGAAGCACCCACTAAAGGAACCCCTGCGATTGTTATACGTCCTTCGCTGTTTACAATCGTTCCCGCTGGCATACTGTAATCATTCGGCTTAGTAAGAAGTAAACGACCCCAATCATTCCAATGCACCAAAGCATAAGAAGGGTCAAAGTCTGCACCCAATTGGTTAGAGATCATTCTTACCACCTCTTCCACATCAACCGTAACCGTAGGTGTTGAGGTGTTTAAACCTGTAGCACCCGCAGCCATTGTATCGTAGAAGTAATCGTTTTCTTTCTTAAAGAAATCTCTTTGCAGCATTCTCGGAAGTGTTGACTGCAAAAAGTCAAGATTGAAAAGTAATTGTTTTGTGAATGTCGCATAACCAGCGATGTACTTCAAAGTGGTTGTACCCGCTGTGAAAGCGTACTGTAGATTTGTTTTATCAGAACCTTCAGTCTGAATACCTGGCACCTGGAGTGAGTTTGTCTCACGGTAAGTAACAAACAAACCATTCTTTGAATAAACAGTAGAAAGCAAGTCTCTCATGTTCGTTTTCTGAGCCGGTGCAATACCCTGACGTGGATTGTAGCCATTCTGAGCCCCACCGGTTATTGTGTTTGATTGTGTCATGGTCGCTTTCATTTCAAACTCAATCTTTGCACTTTTTTGTCCTTGCATTGATTGTCTGTCGGCGGCGTGTTTTTCCATTTCATCTTTAATCGTATCGCCCCACTGACCTTCAAACGATTTTACTTCAACGTTTGATTCACGTTTGTTGTACTCACTCACAAACTTATCAATCACATCTTGATTTTTAGTTTGGTTGTTCATCAACTCCGTTGCCTGATTAGCGATTTCAGTAAGTCTTTTTTGAAGTGGCTCCAAATCAGATTTACTTGCTGCTGCGCCTACTTTTTGTCCGAGGGTTTCAACCTCCAGAATCATTCCCTGAATCTGATCTTTTTGTTTTTGTTCGAGATTATCTTGCATTGCAGAAAAGAAACTCTTTAGCTGCTTTTGTAATGATAATTCGTCTTTTTCGTCTGCCATTGTTTTAAGTTTTAAAGTTTTACAAATAATTTACTACCGTAACTGAATGTAACATCACACCGGTGGCATTTTATATAGCCTTTTTCTTCCTGTGTGTTATGTGTAAACCGATTACAGTTCGGACATTCAGCCGTGTCGGGTTGTTTGTCCTTTTTCCCTGTCAACTTCCCGTTATTGTCAAATGTAGATTCGCAATGAGTGCATTTTAAGTAACCCATTCCTGATTCGACATTTTTGGTTTGTTTATGACAATTAGGGCATTCAACTTCCGGCAGAGTGGTATTACCCGGCTCCGTGGTTTTTTTAGCTGATTGAGTGGTATTACCCGGCTCAAATATTTTTGATACTTGCTTTGTGTCAAAGAAGTATTGTAATCTTTTTAATTCGATAACTAAAAGGCTTTGATT